TTGGTATTTGCAAAATTATTTCAAGAAAATGAATTAAATGAATTATCTTCAAAACAGATGGTTTCATTATTCAGTTGTTTTACAAATATATCAGTTACAGATGATTTAAAAGATAGCCTACCAAAATGTAATGACATACAATGTAAAAATACTATTTTATTAATAAATGATTTATACGCAGAATATCAACAAAAAGAGATACAATATAATATTCAAAGTGGTTTAGATTATAATCTACATTTTGATTTGATGGATTATGTTATACAATGGTGTGATTGTGAAAAAATAGAAGAGTGTAAATTCATATTACAAAAACTAGCAAACGAAAAAGAAATATTTCTAGGAGAATTTGTAAAAGCTTTATTAAAAATAAATAATATTTCTTGTGAAATGGAAAAAATAGCAGAGTTGACAGGAAATATATCTTTTTTGAATAAGTTGAGAGAAATTCCAAATATGACTTTAAAATATGTAGTAACGAATCAGTCACTTTATGTATAATGTTTCACATGTTTCATAGGTCATATTTCTATCATTTATTCAAAATAAAAATTGTATTATTTATTATTTTATTATTAAAAATACTTAAAGAATAAATATTTAGTATACTTGGGGTAAAATATAAGAATAAGTATTTCATTTTTTTTACCCCAGATGTTTAATCTAGAATTAGCTCAGTTGGTAGAGCATTCGACTGTAGTAGTTTATATATGTTAACGAATTGTCGCTGGTTCGATTCTAGCATTCCGGAAATTATACACTAGTGGTGTAGTGGTAACATACGACCCTTCCAAGGTCAGGCTAAGGGTTCGATTCCCTTCTAGTGTAGCAAATTTTAAAAATAATACAATTTGTTATAATAATATAATTTTTATATTATTATAGATTATAATGAGTGAAATATTAAATGAAAAAGAAGATTTAAGTGAATCTAAAATAGCAGATTTAAATACTTATTTTGAAGATGAAATAAACAAAATTATTCATGAAGATGAAAGTATAGATGATGAAAGTCCAGAAGTTGGATGGAATAGTGAAGATGAACAAAAATATTATAGTAAAACGATAAATATGGATACTATTGAAGAAGAGACAAAAGATGAATTAAATGAAAATATTGAAGAAGAGACAAAAGATGGATTGAATGAAACTATTGAAGAAAAAAAAGAAGAAATAGATGAATTAATTAACAAAGAAGAGAAAAAAAATGTGGAAGAAATAAATGAATCAAATAAAAAACCAGGATTTTTATGTTCTACATTTAAATTTGTACATGAATTAATAGATAGTTTTATTAAACCATTTTCTAAATAAAAAACAAAATAAAAAACAAAAATAAATAAACAACCTTTAAGGATTTTCTACATTTAATCAATTTCTTCTATTTGAGGACCTGGACCATCATCATCTTCATCATGTCCGCTTTTGTCAACATTTTCTTTTGATCCATCTCCTGTTGTTTGATAAACAGATATAATTTCTTTAAATTTTGTCTCTAACTCAGTAAACTTATTATCATAATCACTTTTTTCAGAAGTAGGATTATTGTCTAACCATGATTCTGTTTCCTTAATGTATTTCTCCAAAGTACTTTTGAGTTCCTCCGATAATTTATCTTTATAAGTACTAGTAATTTCATTCTTTATTTGAAATAATTGTGATTCTAGTTTTTGCTTTGCCTCCACATTTTCTTTGTTTTTGAGATCAATCTCTTTGAATTTTTCCGCCTCTTCAACCATTCTCTCAATGTCTTCTTTTGATAACCTTCCTTTATCATTGGTAATAGTAATTTTATTTGATTTACCAGTTGATTTTTCAGCAGCTTGTACATTTAATATTCCGTTCGCATCTATATCAAATGTCACTTCTACTTGTGGCATTCCTCTAGGCATGGGTGGAATTCCTTCTAGTTGAAATTTACCAAGTAGTGTGTTATCCTTTGTAAATTGTCTTTCACCTTCAAAAACTTGGATAAGAACACCTGGTTGATTATCTGCGTAGGTGGAAAATATCTGGGATTTTTTAGCAGGAATAGTAGTATTACGACTAATAATATTTGTCATAATACCACCCGCGGTCTCCAATCCAAGACTTAATGGACAAACATCTAGTAAAAGCATATCGGTAATTTTTTCATCTTTAGAACCGGTAAGAATAGCAGCTTGAATGGCAGCACCATAAGCAACACATTCATCAGGATTGATAGACTTACACAATTCTTTTCCATTGAAAAATTCACTGAGTAGTTGTTGAATTTTTGGAATTCTTGTACTTCCACCCACCAAGACAACTTCGTGAATTTGACTTTTTGATAGTTTAGAATCTTTCAATACTTGTTCTACAGGAGTCATTGTTTTCCTAAATAATGAATCACATAAATTCTCAAATTTGGCTCTTGTAATTGTACTATTAAAATCAATACCATCATATAAACTATCAACCTCAATATTTGCAGTAGTAGCTGAAGATAATGTTCGTTTTGCACGTTCACATGCAGTTCTGAGTCTTCTAAGTGCTTTTTTATTTTCTGAAATATCGTGTTTATTTTTTTTTCTAAATTCTTCTACAAAATGTTCTACTAAAATGGTATCAAAATCTTCACCTCCTAAATGTGTATCACCTGCAGTAGCTAGAACTTCAAACACCGAATCATCAATGTTTAAAATAGAAACATCAAAAGTTCCACCACCACAATCAAAAATCAAAATATTTTTTTCGGTTTTGTCATTTTTATCTAACCCGTATGCAATCGCAGCGGCAGTAGGTTCATTGATAATTCTCAATATATTTAATCCAGCTATAAGTCCAGCATCTTTGGTAGCTTGTCTTTGTGAATCATTAAAATAAGCAGGAACAGTGACGACCGCGTCTGTAACGGTTGTACCTAAAAATGCTTCTGCGATTTCCTTCATTTTAATTAGAACCATAGAACTAATTTCTTCAGGTGAAAAAACTTTATTTTCTCCCATGAAGTCAACACTAATAAATGGTTTACTATCTTTATTAATAACATTGTAAGAAAAATGTTTCATATCAGACTGAACAGATGGGTCTGAAAACTTTTTCCCGATTAAGCGCTTTGCATCAAAAACGGTATTAGTAGGATTGGATGAAACCATACTTTTTGCTGCATCTCCAATAAGTCTTTCTTCACTCGTAAATGAAACATAGGATGGAGTCGTTCTGTTTCCTTGGTCATTTGCTATAATTTCTACGTGATCATTTTGCCAAATACCTACACATGAGTAAGTAGTTCCTAAGTCAATTCCAATTGCTCTAGACATCTTAGGTAATTAAGTAACAATGTTTTTAAATGATTATTTTTAAACAATTTATCATAAAATATAATTAATTTATCTGTAAATATTAATAAAGATAGTATCTTTACATATTATAGTTGGGTTAAATAATGAATTTGATTAATCATAAATATAAAATAATAGAAAAAATTGGTGAAGGTTGTTTTGGTTCTATTTATAAAGGGAAAAATATTCGCACAAATGAAGAAGTAGCAATAAAAATAGAATCCATTGATAATGATATTAAACTTTTAAAAAATGAATCTATTATTTATCAATATTTATTAAATACTTCTGGAATTCCTTCTATTAAATGGTATGGAAGAGATGAAGAAAATTATTATATGGTAATTAATTTATTAGGAAAATCACTTCAAGAAATAAAAAATAAACATAAACTTTTTTCTCTTAAAACGACATTACAAATAGGAATTAAACTAATAATTTTATTAAGAACAATTCATGAAAAAGGATTAATACATAGAGATGTAAAACCAGATAATTTTTTATTTGGATTAAATGATTTTAACAGAATTTTTATTATTGATTTTGGTTTTTGTAAAAGTTTTATTAATCATGAAACCAATAAACATATTTCTATGAAAAAAACAAATAATTTAATAGGGACCCAAACGTACGCAAGTATAAATGCACACGACTACATAGAACTTTCTAGAAGAGATGATATGGAGTCATTATTTTATATGCTTATTTACTTTTGTTGTGGAAGTTTAGAATGGCAAAATACAACTACTGAGATAAATAATACATCGGATAAAAATCAATTCATAAAACAAATGAAAATAAAGATGATTGAAAAACCTAGTAAAAATATTCCGTTAATACTGATAAAATGTATTAAGATGGTGCGTTTATTAGCGTTTGAAGAAAAGCCTAACTACTCAGAATACATTAAAATATTGGAATCTATTCTTATCTAACAATAACCAAATTTATATTTAGTAAAAATTTATATATACTTATAACAATTTATCATAATAAATTATCATAATATTTTGTTACATTAATATATAATGTCAGGTTTTGATGAAAAAGCAGAAGTAGCAAAATTTAAAGAAGATGATCTAGTTCTATATAATGGTGAAGAATGTGTTGTCTTAGATGTATATTATTTACCTGGAAATAAAGAACAACCATATCAATACAGTACAAATTGTGGTCCTAGAAACGGTCTTAAATTTGATAAATATGGAAAATTTATAAGAAGAATAGGAGGAAAAGGAAATAAAAGAACTAGAAGAGTAAAAAGTAAGAAGAGTAAAAGTAAAAAGGGTACAAAAGGTAAAAAGAGTAAAAGTAAAAAAAATAAAACGAAAAGAAACAGCAAAAGAAAATAATCAAAAGAAATAATAAGTTAAATAAATATAAATATAATAAATTATATTTATTAAATGGTGTATGATAGAATGAATGAATATATTGAAGTATTAATTCATGTATTTAAAATGGTTAAAAGAATGTCTGTTGAAAAAAATAGTAAATTTAAATACATTGCAATGTTGATATATAATTACACTATTAGGTTGGCAAAGGATAATAATGTTGATTTAACAAAATTAAATATAACAAATGATGATAAACAAACGATTAATCTGATTCCTTTTTTTGAATATGTATCCCATAACAACATAGAATTTTATGATTTTCAAAAAATAGACAATTACAACGTAGACATAAATAAAAAAGAAGATGTTGAGAGATTTGTTCTTTCACATATTTATTACATTACACAAAAACAATAATACAATAAATATTATTTTATAAAAATAGTATAAAGATAAGAGTATATAAATTACTATAATACGATGTCTGATAATGATGAAATTGTTACAACTTCTGCCACAAATTCACGTGTTACTGGACGTGTAAAGTGGTTTAACAACAAAGCAGGTTATGGGTTTATTACAGTTACTGATGGAGAACATTTAGGTTCAGATATGTTTGTACACCATACAGCAATTTCTGTAGTTAATCAACAATATAAATATTTAGTTCAAGGTGAATATGTTGAATTGGTCATTGAAAAAAGTAAAGGAGGAGTTCATGAATATCAAGCAGTAAATGTAAGTGGAATTAAAGGTGGAAAGTTGATGTGTGAAACAAGAAATGAATTTAAAATGGCAAAAAACAATTATAAAATTAACACATCAACGATTGAAGATGTAAATGATGATATAGTTGCACCAAAACAGTATATTCCTAGATTAAGAGGTGAAGGACCTAAGGAAAGTGAAAGTAATGAAAAAAAGGAATGGACTGTTGTAGGGAAAACACAAAATAATTCAAAGCCAGTTGTTAGACGTGGAAGACCACCTAAACAACAAACAGAATCAACAATCTAAAAAAAAATAAAAACAACTAAGTTAAAATTAATATATACAGTTAATTTTTTATAATAAATTATTTTATTATAAAAATGAATAATGAGATAACCGATAATGAAATAACGGATAATGAAATAACGGATAAAGACGCATTAATAAAAAAAGCTCATGATAATTTATTTAAAAATAAAAACAATAACTATATTTTTATTTATACGCCACCAAAGGTTGGTTCTACAACGTTAGTTTCTTCACTTAGAATTTGTTTAGGTAAAAAATACAATATTATCCATATTCATGATGAAGTTATGTTAAGTGTTTTATCTGGAATTAAAAATGTTACCATTAATGAATTAATTCAATATATTTCAAATATGAATAAAAATGTTTATGTCATTGATGTTTATAGATTACCGATAGAGAGAAAAATATCAGAGTTTTTTGAAAAAATTTCTTCTTTTCATTTTAACAATACAGATAATAATGTAAAACAATACGACATAAAAAAAGTCATGAATAGATTTAATGAATTATTTTTTCATTTATCTAATACAGAACATTATTTTGATAAATATGATATTGAAAATCCTATTGAGTTTGATTTTATTAAAAAATATACAATACAAGAACAAAATGGAATTAAATATATTAAATTACGTTTAATGGATTCAGAAACATGGTCGGATATTCTCTCTGAGTTATTGAAAGAAAAAATATTGATTGTCAAAGATTATCAAACATCCGATAAAGAAATTCATGAATTGTACGAAAAATTCAAAAAAGAATATAAACTACCAATCAATTTTTTTGAACAAATAAAAAATTGTAAGTATTTTAATTTTTATTTATCTGAAGAAGAAAGAAAAAACTATTTAAATCTATGGAGATCAAAAGTTATTAATGAAGAATTTATTCCATTTACAAATTCTGAATATCAGTTATATGTAAAAATAAGTTTGGAAAATCAATATTACGATAGTATTCAATATGACCATTATATAGATAACGGATGTTTCTGTAAAGCATGTTCAATAAAAAGAAAAAATATCTACTTTAAACTACTAAAAAATGAAGTAATAAGTGAAAAAATAATACATAATGATGCAGTGGAGGATTTAATAAATGAAACAAATGAAATAATAATGAAAAAAATAAAAAAAATAAATAAAGAAAAGAAAGAAAAAAGAGGAGTAGATTTCGTAAAGATAAAGTATGTGTAGTTCCACCTTTTTCCACCTTTTTGAAAGGTGGAGCCAAATATATCCACGTTTTACAATGAAGTAAAGAAAAGTTGGAGCCAAAGTTGGTGTAAAAAAAAGGTATTGACCCAAAGGCAGTCTCACTTTAAATTTAATTAAATTTTTATTTGGCTCCACCTTTCTTTTACTTCGTTATAAAAGGTGGATATTTAATACATTTTTAAGATTGGTATTATTTTCAGAAGTATAACATAATAAATGAGTAACAGTAGAACGACACATAGCACAAGATAGTTTTTTATTGGTAGGTAAAATTTGAATAGTATTGGTAACACAAGATTGACAAAAGGAATGATCGCAATTGGTTTTTACAAAGTTATCACATGGATAATCTTCGTAGCAAATGTCACATGATTTTTTTCCAATAGTATCTTCTAGAATGTCTTTTTTCTCAACAACAATGCCATATTGTCTTGTATTGAAGATATTAATTAGGCTAATCTGAGGAATCATTTCTAAAAGATAGTCATAATGGGCATAATTCGTAGTAGCTAATGCAGCTAATTCAGCTAATCTAGGTGAATTATTTTGAATAACATAGTCTAATACTCCATTTTTTTTAAGCACCAAATAATGATACAACCCGTCAATGTAGTTGCAAGTTGCATGTTTATATTTAAGGTGAGTAATTTTAAAACAGGATTTTAATAGACGAAAATTCATAGGATCTCTAATCCAACTATATTTTTGTCTACTAACAATTTTAGCATAACGAAAATAATCGGTGACATCTACTAATTGGGTATTGATTTGTTGAAACCAACTTAACCACATAGACAAGTATGTTTGATGGGCTTGTTCCATACGTAAAGTGAGTTGGTGACAAGAGCGTATATTATGTCCGATTGTAGCACATAGGGAGCATTTAGTAAGTCTTAGTCTAATAGGTGTGTTATTAGTG